CAGGGTTGGCTAGAAGCTCAGGTAGTTAGTATGAAAGAGTTAGCAGAGAGGTTTAATCCGACTAAGATTATGGTAGAGTCTAATGGTTATCAGAGACTTGTAGTACATGCAGCGGCAGATCTAGCAGGGTTGCCAGTAGTAGGTCACAATACAGGCAGAGAGAAACACAGGCATGACGTAGGTATACCACTTATAGCACTTAAGATGGAACAAGAAAAATATGCAATACCTTGGAATAAAGAAGCGACAGAAGGTAGTAGACCAGGTACACGTAAGTTAGTAGACGGCCTTAGCAGACTTATTTACGGTAAGAACGGTAGGCTAGAGGGCCACACACCTGATGCAGTGATGGCATTGTGGATGTGTGAGTTAGCAATACATGAGGATCACAAGCGAAAGCTTAACTACACAAAGTGGGATTACTTTGCATAATGGTAACAAAACAAGACTTAGCAGATCCGAGTAATGATGGCGATTGGAATATAATGTTGAAATGTCCAAACGAATGTGGGGCAAGGTATTCTGCAAATATAAATGATTACTATACTTGGGATGATGATGAAGAATTTAAATGTGATGAGTGTGATGAATTGTTAGAATTAGTTAGGCGATCTGTTATTTATGAACGGCTGTAGGTAAGTATAAATATCCGTATATATACTGTCGTTCCCATATACGTATGGGTAGAACTCGATTGGAATTATTTGGAATCAC